GGGGTGGCCGGGTGCGTTGCTCATAGCAGAACAACCTTGCCAAGCCCGATAAGATGGCGTGCAGAAGAAGTGTCCAAAGTGGGGAAGTTGGTTAAACCTGCGCAACCCCCCATGCGTGATTGAAAAACACTACGTTCCCCGTGTCGATTGTGGGAAACTGCGTAAGAGAAGTGCAGTTTTTCCAAGCGCCGTTGAACCTGTTTCCCCACGTTTCACCCAAAGTGACCACAGAAGACGTATCAATCAGAGGGAACGATTCCAAAGCAGAGCAATCCATCCACGCTTCTCCCATGTCGATCACAGAAGACGTATCTATTAGCGGAAAAGAAGTCAGGGAAGAACAACCCCGCCATGTTCCGCGCATGAACTGCACGGAAGAAGTGTCGATCAACGGGAACGTGGGCATATTTACGCAATCCCTCCAAGCCCCATCACTTTCGTCCGTTCCAGTTTCGCGGCCCATGTCAGTTGCGCCCGAAGTATCCAGCAAGGGGAAGCTGATAATATCCGAACGGCCACGCCAAGCGTTGCTGAAATCGGTAATATCCCCAAATTCGTCTTTTATACGAAACCTATTTTCGACAAGGAAATCCTTGAACGCTTCGATTTCCGTATTCGTCAAAAAGTTAGTTGATATAAGTATTTCTTCTACAGGAAGATGGTCCCACCGACCGTAGGTGTAAGTACCGGCAGGGATATAAACACCAAGAGCATATATACCCTTTGACGTGACCACCATCATTGTTCCTTCTATCGCGGCGGGTATACTCAACTCGAACGCTTGCCCGACACGATTAAACGTAATCTGGTCAATCGTGCGATCTTGGCCTTGTGCAAATCGTGTTACTTGCCCCCACACAGGGCGATTTCCCGAAACAGGTTGCGTCCAATCCACGCTGGGAAGCGTGGTGTCGATCAGGTAGCCAACAGGTGACGGTGGAGATGAAACCTGTGTTAATTTCGAAGAAGTCTCCCACATATTTGCCGCAACAGGAAGCATCCAAGAAAGAAGGCGGTCTTCTACATAAGCAAAGTCAAATTTGTTAGCAATAATACGACGATTTTCAAAGTCGCCGCCCAACCGCCCGCTTATTTCGAACCAACCTTCTGGGACATCAATCCAAGGGGGGGATCATAACTTCGATCCCCGGTGGCGATAGTGGTATCCACTCTGTGCCGTTCGACCATTGCATTTCCCCCGATTCCGTTATGATAAAGAACCCCTATATGGTTCGGAGTCTTCCGTAACAGGGAACGGGGTGTCGGTCAGGGCTTGAGAATGTTTGGCACGACCAGAAAGAAGTTCACGGCCTTTGGTGAATCGACCCATATCACAATCCTTCCGGCTGGTGTTTTTCGGCGCTTCCTTCGGCGGCGGCGCTGGTCAAGTGTATCACGCCTGCGGTCTGTGCGCGAATCTGCATACGGTCGCCAGTGGCGGTAGACAGATCGAGTTTCAATAGCTGTTGTCCCGGCGCAGGGTGCAGATAAGTGTCCAATGACGGAATGTCGATACGAAGTTGATTCACTTCGTCGCCGCTTTCTGTCATGGTTCGAACTTCAACCCAACAAGAAGCGCCGCTGGTATTGTGCATCATTAACGGTGCGAGAACCAAAGCATATCCGGGTTGGATACGACGATTTGGATTGTCGGGGTCACGTTCTGGCCAGTCCTGATTTGGGTCTGGTACGCTAAAATCATTAGCTTCTAAAATAGTGGTCCATGCGGTCGGTACGCCCTCGAATGCGATTCTGACGGGTTGTGCCGTTGCAGCCAACCTAGTGTTGATACGCGCCATTATTGCTGGCCCCCTGAAACTAACGCCGCCCGAGTAGCGAACGGCTGGATTGTTCTTGCGACTGGCGGACCTTTGAACTGCCCGCTTACGGGTTCAACAGACGCGCCGCCAGTGAAGAACTGTTCCCCCCGACCATCGACCCCCGAGAATTGGACCGTTCCTAAACCTCGTTCGATGATGCTGTCTGGGACGGCTCGGAGTGGGCGGTAGAAAGCACGCCGGTTGACGCCCGCGAAGGGGAAGTTGAACTGGTGCGCGGTCGCGGATATCCTGGACGGCACCGGCTGAAAGACCGGGTCGTTGAGTGCGTCAGCAAGCACGTCGAACAGCCCGTTGACCATTGAAATGGCTCCGGCCCCGATGCTTAGCCCCGTGATAGCGGTGCGCATCCCCTCCCAGCCCGCAATGAACGCAGCCTCAGCGCCCGTCGCCACAAAGACACCGCTCAGATACAGGCCGCGGAGGAAGAAGTTTAGCGTCTCTTGTGTGCCTGTCTGCAGATCGTACTGGAGTGAGGTCACAAGAGCGTCGGCGTCCCGTCGCGATGTCGCTTCATCCACCGTGTAGCCGTCGTTCACAACGGCCGCCCACATGGCGTCCACGATTGCGACCCGATTGCTGTCAACCGTCGCCGCGGCAGCCGCCTGAACGGTCAGCGGGCCTGCTGTGTTTGGCACACTAAGTTCCTGACGCGACCCCTCGGACCACAGCGTATAATCGCCGAACTGACAGGCGCAGTTGTTCAGCAGCATCTCACCGCCGCCAAGGGCCATGAAGTGCTTGTGCGGCCACAGCGATATCGTGTTCAGGGCGTTGATGAAGGCGTTGCCCTTGACCACGTACCCGATGCCGTTCGGGGCCGACGTGGTGGACGCCTCGATCATCATTTGCGGGAATGGGCTGTCGGGCGCCGGGACACTCCCATCCGCGATCGCGATGCCCGGACCCTTAGGCACGCTCGGATTTCCGTTGATCGGATCAAGAGGCGGCGGGATGAATGCCGGCACCTGGGCGCGGTACATGACGCAGTGGTCGATGTAGATGGCCCGGAAGATCAGCGCGTCTGGTCGGAATGCCACGAGGAAGCCCTCGGTGGGGTTGTCGAAGTCATCGACCTGCCAGCCTTCACCTGAGATATTGCGCAGGTGAAAGCCGCTGCCACCCCGGAACACGTTCTTCACCTCGTTGCCCGGAGTCGGCACGACCACGGCGGATCGCTGCCCGGACACACCCACGATCTCGGTGACGTTATCCGGCCAGTCCATGTGCCCGTCGGACGGATAGCGCCCTGGGTAGACGTGGATCGAAACTGGATCAGAGGTTGCCAGAGCCAGAAGCCGGGCTGCCTCGAGATTGCGAACGGCCTTCGTCAGGTTCTCGCCATTGTTGTTGTCGTTCCCGCCCTGGCTAACGTAGATCACCCGCTCGACAACGAAACTCAGCGTCTCGGCCGTGACCGCGCGATCGGGCACCTGCTTTACGCTGATCTCCGAAATGCGCCACAAGCCATCGGTTCCGCCGATCTGGATATAGGGCACCATGTAGACGGCCCCGCCCGGGGGCGTGATGTCGATACCATCAACCTCGCGATTGATCGTGATCCACCCTTCACTCTCGAACACCACGGCATCGTGCAGCACTTCTTCACCGATGCTGACGTAGTCGCCGTCGAGCCATGCGATACGCACATAGACAGGTTCACCCTCGGGATCACAGGAATTCTCCTGTACCTTGAAACGCGCCTTGACGGTGGCAGAGGAACTATCCCCCAGCCAGGACCGATCGCGAAGGGCAACGATCCGACCAAACCCGACATCAATGCACCTGCCGTCCGGGCCCGGGTCGACAACCTGCGTCGCGACGATGGGGGCGCCTGTCCGGTCGCCCTCGATGTCGCTCGTGAACCCTTCAAGCAGCTCGCCAGGCCGCATCTGCGCGACCTGCGTGCGCTCTGTCTCGGCAATGATTTCGGCGCGCAGGGTGGTCAGGGAAGGGAACGCGCCCGACTGCGCGACAGCATTATCGCCCTCCTTGAGGTACAGGGTCCACCCATCCGCATCTGCGACGACGAACCGCTCACCTTCGGCAACCGCCGCGAGACCGGAGAAAATGGCACCGTAGACCCCTTGCGCGCTGAGCACCGAAGCATCGGCCGCTGCGTCCGCAAGGTTGCGCGCAGCCGCGGCTTTTGCGGCTTCGCTGACCGATGTTTGCGCGGCGGTTTCGGCGTCTGTCAGGTGCCGCTGGATCTTGCTTTCGGATTTGGCCGCCTCTGCGGCCTTGGTGGTGGCGGTGGCCGCAGATGCTGCCGCATTGCTCTCGGACGAAGCGGCTGCATCCCGCGCGCCGGTGATTTCATCAAGGTAGGCTTCGGCTGCGGCCTGCGCCGCTCCCTCGGTATCGGCGCTCAATACCGCGTTGATGCCGCCAGCAATGTCGTCCAGCGCGGTATCAAGATCAGCACGCCGCACCTTGTCGGATGCGGAAAACTGATCCACGAACTTCCAGACGCGGGCGAATTCGTCGTTCTGAACGGGCATTTATGGGCTCCGAGTAAAGATGCGCCAAGCATCGCATCCAAGGGCTGACCTGTGCGGCAAAGGTGAAAGGGCGCGGCCAAAGCCACGCCCCTCACGCATTCTTCGTTGCTTGGCGATTACCCGGCGAACTGCGCCTGGCCTGTGTAGGCTGTCGACTGCATCAGCACGACGGCCTCGAACTCGATAGCCCCGTTGGGCGCGGCGTTGGGGGCGTAGGTGCCGCGCACGTCGCCCGTGGTGGCGGTCGGCGTTGCGGTATCGCCGGCAAGCAGCGTTCCCGGCGTGGCGTCAGCGCCATCCTGCCACTCTTTGAGCACGCTGGCGGCGCTCGCCAAGAAAGCCGGCAGACCCAACACCTTCGACGTGCCGACCGTCAGCCCTGTGATATTGGCGCTGGTCGATACGTCGGTCACAGTCTTGAACGCCTTTTTCCCGGTCATCGACGTGCCCGAGCCCGAGCTTTCCACCATGACGTTACCGTAGGCATCCGTGCCGGTGACAGTCAGCACGGCCGTCCCGGTCCAGCCCGCGACCACGTTGCGCGGAACGTCGAAGGTGGCGACCCCATCTGCGGCGAGCGCGCCATTGATGCCCGTGGCAAGCCCATCTGACGCCGTGGCGGCCTGAGACGCGACAGCCCCATTGGCATCGGATGCGATCGGCGTGCCAAAGCTGATCTTGACGGGCTGCATCGCAGCCATCATCGCAGGCATAGCCATCATCGCAGGCATGGCCATTTCCTCGGCGCCGGTGTCGGCCTCCGAGCGGTCGATCAGAAGGCCGATCGTTTCACCTTCTGGCTTGGTGATACCCGCGGCCATTGTCACGGTGATTTCGGATGCACCGAAGGCCAGCGTGAAATCGTTGCTCTTGGCATTGAGGGTGCGGAAAGACTGGCCGATCAGCACATGATCGGTGCCGCCGAGATAGTCGCTGGCATCCCGGCCGGACGGATAGGGCACGGCGAACGAAACGCCGGAACCTGCAGTGCTTGTGATTTCATCCCATTTTGCGCGCGCCATGGTGTTATCCTTTCCAGATGGCATGTGATATGCCCGAAAGGTGGCGCAAAACGGCTTGGCTGTGCGGCGGAATTGTTACTGGCTTCACTCGTCCTGAGATTCGCAGCGATACCGACCCTTGATCTGATCGTTGTAGACTCGACCGGGTGATGGGGCCTCTGTGACGGCCATCGCCACCGACGCCGGTATGCCGCAATAGCTATACAGCCGACCGTTGAACTGAAGCCACGCCAAGTCTTCGGTCGCGTTTACACAGACAGCATCAATGAACGAGCTTTCAAAAATTCTTGAAGCATTCGTTTTCCCGGTCCTGAGAAACATATATCCAGACGCCGCTCAAAACGACGAAGATCGGGAAAGGCAGATTAGCAAGTTTCATGTGAAATCCTTTTTGTAATCGCGGCGCTCTATGCGGCCACGCGATCAAGATAGCGTCTCCGCGCCTCGATTTCCATCTGGTCCACCCGCAAGGGCAACTCTAGGGATTACTCGCAGTCCGCGTAACTTCCGCCGCTGTAGCGCGGCCAGTCGGTCGCAGCGCCCTCGGAGATGGTCGCGCAGGACAGGTCTTTGCCGCGCCATCGGCCGCCCTTGATGTCGCACCGGACGACGCTTCGGTCATAGCTGCTGCCCTTCTTCTCGCAAAGCAAATTTTCCCCGCTCGTAATGATCCGCGCCAGCGTATTCTTGGCAACCATGCCGGGCTCGCCCTCGCTCATCTCCGGAGCGTCGATCCCGAAAACCCGGTAGCGATCGCCGCGCCGTTTGAACGTGTCTCCATCGACGGCCAGGTAAGAGACCTGGTTCATGTATTGCCGCCGCGCCTCGATCTGCACATCCTCAATCTGCATTCGCAGCGCGTCCGTGCGGCGCTTCTGCTCGGCACGTTCGAGATTGTCATTGTTGGCGACGTTGGTGAGCTCGTCACGCAAGCCGGAAAGTTGATCATCGGCATCATCAAAAAATCTTGGTCGCGCTGTCCTTCCAGTTGAACTGACCTTGATCCTGATCATAGCCGACGTTGTATTGCTCCATCAGGCGCAACATGACCGCCTCGTTCTCGGCGCGGACTTCTGGCGATTCTTCTTCGTTGGTCGCAATTTGGCGGGCGGCCCTGATCCGGTTCTTCACGCTCTTGGCTTCCTCGCGAAAAACGTAGTAGCGGTCATTTTCGGGATAATAGCTTGTCTGGTTGCGCAGGCGGTTCAGAAGCGGAATGTCGTTCGGCTTGAGATCCGCGCCCGCGCGAATGTCTGCTGTCACGTCTGCCGTATCCAGCGCGAACCGGCCAAGCCCGCCCGCCATGAAGCGTGCGAGGTATTCGATCTGTCCGGGATACGGATCGACCAAGCCGGGCTCAACGCGGCTCCCGCCCGTGGCGTCGTTCAGCACCTGCGCCATCCAGACCGCAGCTGGACTCTGACCGCGCTCCCAAAACATCCTGCTGTTGGGCAAGCCCTCGTCGTTGGGCCAGCGCTCCGGCGTGATTGGCCCGCCAAAGAAATTGCGGTTGGCTGACATATCCACGAACGGGTCGGCCACGGTCGGGGCGAGCATGTTCCACGCGTACTGCGAGCCGAGCGGGTTGGTGTTCATTTCGAGCGAGCGAGTGACGTTCATTGCGGACTCGCCTGGTCCGCCGACACCGGCGGCGAGGATCGCCATCTCGGTGCCGAAGGTCCATAGCGGGCGCAGATTGTGCGGGATGCGCCACGACCAGTAATCCAGACGCTTGCGCGTCACTTCCTTCCCGTCGATCGTCACGGTCTCGCTCACGACGCCGCGCGGGATGATGATCGAGCGATTCCGCTCGTATTCCGGCACGTCCATGAAAAGCGGGCGGCCTTCGGGATCATCGTCGTCAGCCCCGAAGCTGATCGCATAGGCGGCTAGCGCGGCGGCTGTCGCTGGCAACGCACCAAGAACAGCCAGGTTCCGGGGCTTGGAGAAGAAACGTATGGACTTCTCAATGCCTTGCACGGCGGGGTTGAAAAACACGGTGTAGGCCGAAGCGAATTTCGTAACCTCGCCGCGACGGTAATAGTTTCCGACCACATCGAGCGCGAAAGCGGCGGCCTGCTCCCGGCTCATGCCATTTTCCCGCGCGGTCACATAACCGCCCAGGCGCCCGGCAACCTCGATGGGCTGGTTGATCTTTTCCACCACCTTGAGGAAATCGTTTGCCACCTCCCAAGGGTGGAACACTTTTGTCCAGCCGTTGCCGCGGGTTTTTTCAATCTGCTGGTTGATTTCGCCAGTGATCTCGTCAAGGTCGCGGAACGCAAGGAAATTGATGCGACCGCCGTCTTCCTCCCACTCGCGCCGGTATTTCTCGAACTTCGAGACTTGATCGTCGCTGACATCTTCGCCCAAAAGGCGTTTCAGGTGCTTGCGATGAGAGCCGGTCATCATCCGGCCGATGCCGCTGTCCTTGAACTCGTTGGCGATCCCGGCCTTGAGGGCCATGGCGTAGTTGGGCAGATACTGCGCTACCATCCGCGCCCGCTTCTTCTTCGGGACGCTGTAGGTGCTCCACAAGCCCTCGCCAATGTCCGCCATGGCGTTCGGCAAGACGAAGTTGGGGTTGCCGCTGGTGGCCGTTCTGGCGACATAGCGCGACACCCGTCCGAGGGCCATGACGGCGGCGGCGATCGGGTGCTGCGCCGGAAGTTGCTGGAGGTTCTTGATGTTCCCGGCAAGGTGCGGATCCTTGATACGCATATACTGCGTTTCGCCGCTGATCTTGACGCCGATAACCTCGTCTTCGCGCAGCGCACCCATGTCGGGGATCTTCTTCACGGTACCAGTCTCGGGGTCGAGGGTTTCGCGCGTCGGCAGCTTGCCGACCATCTCCCATACTTCCGCGTTCGGGTATTTCTGCACCATGCCCATCAGCGCGCGTGTGGCGCGGTTTTTCTCGGCCCGGACAATGCCCTCCTGCCGCATCTGGATGATCTGCGCGACGGGGTTTTCGGACAGGGACAAGCGGCCGAAAGCGTTGCGCACCTCCTTGCCGCGGATGTCGAAGCCGCGCCCGAGTTTGCCGATCTGCCCGCCATCCTCGCGCTCTGCCGCGCCGCGGAGCGGGACATAAAAGTCATACATGCTGGTGTAGCTGTCGTGTTCCTGCTTGCTGATGAGGCCCGCCTTGAGCCGCAGGTCTAGATCGCGCCGAAGCATGGTATAGGCGATCTTCGCCACCCTCTCCAACTGCTCCGTCATGCCCCTCTGCTCGAATTCAGCAAGCATCTCATCGGCCGCGCCGTTGTAGAGGCCGCTGCCGCCGTCCTTCCCGAACTTCTCGGCGTTCCGCTTCGCCATGACAGCGTTGCGTTCCTTGGCGTGCTTTGCCGTCAGGTATAGGCCCACGTCATCCAGGGTGGCGCCGACTTTCTGGGTCGCCTCGCGAATAGCGTCGGTGAACGGGCGCACCTCTTCGTCGTTGATCCTCTCCATCCGGGTCGCGGTGCGGCCATCGAAGAGCGTCTGCTTCATCCTGAACGAGATTGCTTCGGGCACCACAGCGCCCGTGCCCTTGCCGATGGATTGCTCGATCGACTCCATGATGATGAAGCGATCCTGCCAGATTTCGCGGAAGCGGGTCATGCCGGTACGGGTCGGGGTCTCGAACACGCCCGGCATGCTGTCTTGCTTTGGCGTTGCCGGCGGGCCGTATTTCGCGTTGAGGGCCGCCACCCGGTCCTGAGCATCGACGGTGTAGGTGCCAGCCTCCTTCTTTCCCTTGCCGCGGCTCGGCGGGTTGGGCACAGGGCCGAACCATGAGCCAGGCTCGTTGAAGCCGGCAGGCTGTGCTTGCTCTATCAACCCCAGCGTCCGCATATTGCCGGTCGATCCCGCGTCCCGCGCGCCAATCTCGCCGGCGAAAGCGCGCATGAACACATCTTCTGCCGTGAGGCCCTTGAAGGCGGTCCGGATCGCGCGGATCAGCCGGTCGATCTTGTTGAACGCACGACGCATGACGCCGTTGCCGGGGGGCTCGCGCCGGGCGGCGTGGTCCGCAAATGCTTCGGCAATCGCTTCCTCGGCCATTTCTTCGCGGGTCAGGTTCGGATACCGGGCAAGGATGTCATAGCGGCCGATCCAGTCAGCCACCGCCTGCTTGTGCATCTCGCCCCACTCGTTGTCGGTGAAGAGGTCAAGCCGCCGCATGGCGTGGATAGACTCGTGGTAGAGCGTCTTGTCGGGGTTGACCGACTGGCCGATCAGCACGTCCATGAGGCCGAAGTCGTCAAATACCAAAGCGCCCTGACGTTTCTTGCGCAGGTCATCGAGCTTCAGGCCCACCCGCTTGAGGTTCAGTCGGTCAAGCTCGCTTCGCAGGCGGGGCAGGGCGGCGCGCGCTACGTCTGGGCGCACAGCGGTTGCGCCTTGGATCGGGGCTCTTTCAGCGAACCCGAGCGCGAGGCGCCCGTCCTCTGTCGTGCTCTCGCGCACCTCGATCGTATCGAACAGGTTGTCGAACGCAGATTTGATCGCCGGAACCTCGGCGGCGGTCGGATAGGGATAGGTTTCTTCCGGTTGGCCCCGAAGCGCAGCCTCGGCCTTGAACACTTCCTCCGGCACAATGTTGGCGAGGTAATCGTTGGAGCCGTTCTGGTCCTCCAGCTTCGCGATCACATAGGTCTCGAACGCGCGCGCGTGCTTCTCGATAGTTGTGTCGAAATACGGCTTGCTGCGCGTCCGATCCAGATTGCGGGATCGCATCGGGACGCCGCTCGCTTCAATCGCCTCTTTCACACCGGCAAAGGCGCGGGCAACCTTGGGCCGAATGCCATCTGCATCGCGCCCGGACTGCGTGATGAAACCGACGGGCCGACCGCGCTGGCGCGAGAAATAATTGTCGACACCGTGGAACCATTCGTGCGCCAGCGACCCAGCACCGCCCTTCTTGGACAGATTGATCACGAAATTGTCTGGCTCGAAGTGCGCCTTGGCCGGCATCTTTCCGCCCTTGCCCCGCGCGCCGAACGCCAGCCCCATCTCCCCGTTCAGCGAAAGCGCAAGCGGGTCTACGTTCAGTATGCCAGCAAGGTCCATGAGGCTGTCATAGGCTTCGTTCAGGTCTTTCTGACGCCGTTTGCCCTCTACCCAATTCCCGAACTGGACGCCACGAAAGCCGAACTTGTCCGCGAACATTTCGGGCGTCACATCAACGCCGCCGCGGTGATCGACGCCCACGCGCGGGCTGTTATTGGCTCGGCGCACGTCCGGGGTGTCCTTCAACTGCTTCCAGCGTTCCTCGATGCGGGCCCGATCATCGTTCAGTGCCGCGCGGGCATCCTGCACCGAGTCGAACCATTCAACCTCGATCACCTCGCGGCCGACCTTTGTCCCGACAAACACCTGATCGGTGCCGCGGCGCTTGTAGACGCCAAACTTTGTGCCGCCGCGCGCCTTTGGCTTTTCGTCCAGGGTCTTGTAGACCTTCTTGAATTGCTCAATCGCCTTGGCCTTGGTGTCGCCGCTGGCGACGACGGCAGGCATATTCGAGAACGCGGTCGCCTTGCGCGGGCTCTGCACCTCCCAGACGACCTTAGGCGGGTCTTGCACCTGTCCTTGTAGGAAGGAATAGCGCCCTTCTTTGAGCCTCATCCCCTTGAGCGATTTTTCATGCCCCACAGCGAGATACAGGTCAATGGTCCCCATCATCGCGTCTTTCAGGCGGGGCATGCCGTCCAGTTTCTGTTCGACCTGCGCCTTCGTTATGTCGCCATCCAAGAGATTCCGGGCAAAGTCGCGCATGGCGCGGACCTGCTCTGCCCAAACCGTGAGACCACGGCGCGGCTTGTTCGGGATGTGATCGCGCGCGGATCGCACGAACGAGACCACCCATGGATCAGCGCCATCCTCGATCAGCTTAGCGTAATCCGGCTCTGGGAACGTTTTGGACAGCGGCTCCTTGGCGATGTCGTCGTCGGGGATCGCTTCAAGCCGGGTGCGATACTTGCCCCAGCGGTCCTTGGCCGCGCCCTCGAGCTTCTGGCCGAAGTCCTCGATCTTGTCGCCGGCGCGATCTTGCTTGACCGGCTTGGTGTCGGCTTTCTTCTCGGGCGCGGTCACGCGCGCCGGCGGCGCGGTCATTCGAATCTGCGAACCGCCGGCGGCGTCAACCTGGTCTCTTACAGGCTGTGTTTGCCCGCTTTCTTCTCCGCGATTATCCGCTCCGCGCTCTCGATCTCCAGCAGGTAGTCTTGTCGAATCGGTCCCTTCGACGTTGCTGCGCCGGCCCGCACCTGCTTCAGATGCCGCTGCCATTTTTCCAAGGTGTCGTTCGGATTGGGTGGGTCGATCATTGACGTTCTCCGCGCCTGCGTCCGTCGCGAGACGTTTCAGGCTTTTCACTGCATTGATATAGAGCTTTTTCAGCTCGGGGTCAGTAAAATAGGCGTTCCGCGCATCGCCGCCTTCGCGATTGGCATTGCCGGTCACTTCGGCACGGATCAGCCCCGCTTCGGCAAGCGCGGCCATCATGGCAAAGCTGCGATCCCGACCGGGCTCTGAATGCTCGCCGTTGCTGTCTTTCTGGTAGCGCCCTTCGCTCACCAGCCTGCCGATTGCGCTCTGGCCGTTGTTCCACAGGCGGTCCCACCCGGCTTTCAGCCGACGATTTAAGGCAGGGCCAAGGCTTTTCGCCACTGCGCGACCGCGGTCTGTCGGCTCTGCGTAAACCGTGGTTCCATCATGGCCGTGCGCATAGATCCCTTGGAAGCCCGGCGCCATCATGGCGTGATAGTCGGATGGTGAAAATGCGTTGCTGCTCGGGTGGTTGTGGTGCGCAACAAGACGCGCGCCCTCGTCGTTCCACAGTGCGAACATGCTGCCAGGAACGCCGGTGCCAGTCTCATAGCCGCTGCCATAGGCCACGATCTGCCCGTCGCCGTCGATCAGCATGAGGTGTTCGATGCCGCGCTCTCGGCCCGGTTCAAGCGTCAGGCGCTTGGCCTCGGTTGCAATCTGATCGCGCGGGATGCGGTCGGGCAATTCATCGGCGCGGCTGACGAATATTGCGTTGTCGTTGCTGCCGCCCGATCGGTCGACATAGGTTCCGGCCGTGCCGGCCTCGCCCTCGTCGCTGCCAAACAGCTCATCGCCCGCAGCGTCGAACTGGTCATTGGCGTCAGCGTCGGGGGTTACGCCTTCTTGCCGTCCCTGATCGCTTGGGCTTCCTTGCGCGTCCTGACTGCCAGCCGGCGTTTCTGCATCCGCTCGTCGCCCGTCAGATCCTTGTCCTGCGCCGCCCGGTCGTGGACGTTCGCCAGTGCTGCCAGGGGCTGCGCCAAAGAGGTTGTCTTGCTGTCCTTGCTCGCCACGCTGCCGCTCCTGTGCCGTTTTGATCACCGCTTCCGGGTCGGCGCTGGCTCCCAGCATATCGACGCCCGGGGATGTCTTCTGCGCCTGCTCCACATAGAATTGAAGCGCATCTGTGATCTTATCACGCCCGTAGGGTCTGGTCCAGTTGTCGTGATTTCGGAAGAACAGCGCAAGAAACTGCTTGCCCGTCTTGCTGATCGAGTCGCTGCCGGTCAAAAGGTCGCCCTGCCCGACGAACTCGGCCACGTTGCGGCCGGACGTGCGCGCCCGGTTCACGATCTGCACGGCCTCGAGAAGCGCGTCGGTCTGGTCCATGTTGGCGGCGATCTGCCCGCCGCGCGCCTCGGCCCGCATCTGCGCCCACTGCGCGGCCACATCGGTAAGAGCGCCGCCTATTGCCTTGATATTGTTGTCGGAAGACTCGACCAACGCCCCGACAAGATCGGCGTTGCCGTAGGCTTTCGCCAGTAACGCACCCTGAACGCGGCGCACCGCTTCCTGGCTCATCTGGCCGCTGCTGTCGATCATCTGCGCGGCGTCCGCGTCCGACACCACGCCGGAGATGAACTGACGCACAAAGTCGCGGTTCTGCACGCTGTCGAGATCCCCGCCGCGGTAAAGCGGCAGAATGGAGTCTGGCATGGTCTGCGCGTCGGTCATCGCCCGCTCGGTCGCGCTCATGCTCGAGGTGGTGCGCTCGTTCGATTCCCGTGCAAACTCGGCGCGCTCCTGCGAAGTCATTTCGCCCTGGCGCACCCGGACCAGCACCGGGTTGGTGAACTGGTCGACGGCGTAGCCCTGCTGTGCCAGCGCATCGCGATACCGCGTCGCGCCCTCGGGATTGTTCTGGTACGCCTGCCGGATGCCCATGACGCGCCCATTGCCGCTTTCGACCACGCCATCCGGCGCAATGATCGGCGCACCGTCCGTCGAGCTCGCGCTGCGGCCCAAGAGGCGCGGATCAATGTTGCGGCCAATGTCGCGCACTTGCTGCTGCGATGCGGGCCGGGTCCGGTCACGGGGTTGCAGATCGGCCGGGAAAGCAGGGTTCACGCGCCCGTCATCGACGTTGGACGGCACAAGGTCGTCCGCCTCGACCACGGCATACTCGACGGGCACCTCACGGCCTTTGGGTGTCACCGCCACGTCCTGCGCATTCTCAGGGGCCGGTGCGCGGCGGATCTGGCCGGCTGCGGGCTCAGGGCTGGCTTGTGGCTCACTTTGCGGGGATTGCTGATCCGCAACCGGCGCGGTGGACTGCGGCGCTTGGGCGGGACTTGCGCCGGACCCCACGTCAGCACCCGCCCCGCCCGCGTCCGCGTCAGCACTGTCGGCCTTCGCGGATCTCTGCTCATCCTCGGCGCGTGCGGTCGCCTCGCCGGGCTGAGTATCAGTGTCGGCTGTGACCGCTTCACGCTGGGGCGCGGCTGGCGGCTCAACGATGGTCGGCTCCCCGGTCTCCATGTCCCAACGGATCATTCGCCCGGTCTCGACCTGCTGGCCGTTTTCGTAGGTCATTTCCGGCCGGAACTCGTAGCGGCCGCCTTCGGTGTCCATGGCGTCAGACGTGGGGCGAGGGGCTTCCGGCGTTGGCGACGGGCGCTCGGGCGCAGGCGGGGCGATTGGCGGCGTTTCAGGGGTGGCCGGCCGGGGTTGCTCCGGCGGCTGGCTGGGCGTCTGTGCCTCGGCGTCCGGCCGGTCGGGCGGCAGCGGGCGATTGCCGTCAATCGGCGGGGCGGCCGGCTCGGGCTGCGTCGGCGCGTCGGGCTGCACGTCGGGCCCCGCAGGTGCCGCACTGCGATCTTCGGGGGGCTCGGACGTGGCCCCGCGCCGCGTCGGCGCCATGGCACCAACGCCGCCGCCGAGAATTGCACCAATCAGGGCTTCCTCGCCCACGTCGTTGAACACGCCCTGTTCGGGGTTGTAGACGCCCTTTGCAATCAGGTTGTTGGAGATGCCGACAAGCGCCTCCTGCGCGCCTTCTTCGCCAGCGGTCGCAAAAGCATTCGCCATGCGCTGACCGATGGCCCCGGCCACCCTTTCGCGCATCTTGGACGGCAGCATGTTCAGCCCGCGCCCGATCGGCACGACTTCCGATGCACCGACGATCGAGCCGAGGAACGCGGCTGTGCGGGCCTGTTCCTCGTTGGCGCCTTCCTGCTTGGCCCGGCGATACATGCCTGACGCGGTGAGCGCGGAACCCGCCGCCATGCCGCCGCCGATGCCAGTAAGAAGCGTGACGCCGACAAAGCCGGCCATGGAACCGGCGCCCTCGGCCAGCTTGCTCATGAAGCGGTCATCAAACTGCGGGTCGGGCGTGCCGAAAAGGTCTTGCGAGGCTTGGCGGATCTTCTCACCGGCGAGGAACAGCTCACGTTCGTGCACGGGCGTCTCGGGCTCCGCCTCTGCGGCACGCCGAAGGTCGGCATAGAACGCCTCGCGCCGCTCTTCACCCGTTAGGTCTGCGGGGCGCGGGGCACCGTCTGGCCTGTCCTGGGGGCTCAAGCCCGCGACATAGGGGCTGCCGGCACCCCACAGTGCTGCCGCCTCCGGTACGCTCGCGCCAATCTCTGTCACGCCACGCGCGAACCGCCGGCCAAGATCGGCCAAACTCTGTTGCGGCTCGGCCTCTGTCGCTGCTGCCTCGCGCTGTAGCTGCCCTTCTACCTCGTCAATCCGCGCCTGTATCTGCGGCTGCATGGTCGGCGGCGACACTTCCATCAGGCGCTGCAATTCACCCAACAGAGGATCAGTCGGGGCCGACTGCGCAGGGGCTTGTGTCGGGGGTGCCGCGGGGGTTGCCTGGGCCGGCTGCTGAGGCGTGGGCCGCGCCTGCGGCCGCACTGGTGCCTGCTGGCCCGTCATGGCTTGCAGAAGGGATTCCTCCGGCGAAGTCTGGTCGATCTGCGGCGCGGTGCCGGGGCCGGGCGGTTGTTGCGGTGCGGTCGGGGCTTGCTGGGGCGGTTGCGCGCCGGGCTGCGGCCGGGCCTTGGGACGCAGGCTTTCGGTCGGCGCCACATCCCCCTGTGCGCGGGCCTCTTGTGCGCGGGCGGCAATGCGTCGGGCCGCGTCGGCATCTCCGGCCGCGTCGGCATTGCGCAGCGCGCGGATCAGCTCGTCATAAGATGCCATGTTCAGCCCAGGTATTTATTGATCAGGTCTTCATCGCTCATCTCGCCCAGCGGCCCGGCTGGGCGCGGCGCGCGGTCAGGCTGCGGGGCTGGCCCCATGCCGGGCGGCGTCGTCATCATCTCCGGCAATGCCTCGCCCGGACGTGGCGCGTTCGTGTAGCCGTCGTCGCCCGTGCGGATCGGCTTTCCGTCGTCGCCCGTGTAGGGCACCATCTTTCCGTAGCGGTTGCGCCCGTGAAGCACGCCGTCGATCTCGTACTCCCCGAAAAGGCGCTCTTTTTTCTGTGCCGCCGAGGGGCGCGATCCGCCACCACCGCCGCCTGACCGCCGCCCGCCGCCTGATCCGCCGCCCGTCATCGCCTCGTACCGCTTGGCAAGCTGGTCCTTGGCCGCCTTGGGCATGTTGGGATCGTCCATCATGCGCAGAAGCTCCAGCGCGGCGGGCGATGCCCCGGTCAGTTTTGCAAACTCCGCATAGCTATCTTCGGCTTCGGCCTCTTGCGCTGAATCGTAGAGCGAATTGGCGCGCGTCGATGCCGCCATGCCCGCCATGGGCGCAAGCAACGCGAGAAGCGGCGACCCGCTTTGCCCCGCCGATGCCATCCCCTGTTGCACGAGCGCGTTCACCAGATCGCGCTGCTGCTCCGATCCCCGCTCGGGGAGAATGCCGCCGTCGCCACGCTTCATCAGATTGCCGAGGATGCCGCCGAGACCGCGCTGGCTCTGATCCTCCTGGAACATCCCCATTACAGCGGGTGTGGTCTGCATGCTGGCGGCCGGTGCCGCCGCAGCCGAACCGCCCCCCATGGCGCGCGATGGCGAATTGCCCGACAAGCCCGGCAGGATATTGGCGAATTTCGACATCAATGTACCCTTTCGTTGCTCAGCGCGTTTTCCAGCACCTCAACGCGATTCACGGTGCCCTGCAGCGCCGCGAGAAGAAGGCCGAGATAGTCGATGACGCTGATCGCGCGCGGGCCGCTCAGCCCGGTCAGACCGTGGAAGTCCTCTGCCAAGGGCCCGATATGCGTGGCGGTGTCGCCTTCCGGGCCTTCGCCGAGCAGGTATGACCATTCGTAGATCGGCATCGCCTGCACGACATTGCCGGCCCAATGCGGATCGACCTCGCCCGTCATGGCCTTGGAATCGCCTGCCGACTTGAGAAGCGCCGCGCCGATGCTGCCAATCGTGCTGAACGTGCTCTGGCGCTGCTGGGCTTCCTGTTGCGCGTTCGCCTGCTGCGCGCGGAATTGCTGGTTGGCCATACCGGCATAGTCGATATTCGGCCCGCCGGCGTTCGGCAGCTTGCTCGGGGCTTGGTACGCACCACCCATGAGCGCGGAAATCTCCGACATGGAGTTCTGTCGCATCGACTGATCCATGGCCAGTTGGCGCGACTGCTCTTGCCCCGCGCCCACGTTGGCGTCCTGCGCAAGCCGCGAGATGGTGTCCTGCGTTTCGCGCTGCTGCGCGCCATACGCCTCATTGAACGCCTCACCGCCCACGGGCAGGCCGCGCGCCTGCAAGTTGCTGATCAGCCTGTCATTGTTCTGCTCGATGGCGGGCTGCATCATCGAGTAATTGCGATCGAAGATATCCTGCGCCACGTTCCCGCGGCCAGCCACGCGGCCCGGGTCCGGCAGGTTTTCCACGTTGTCGCCAATCATCCGCTCCGTGAAATCCACGGAAGCAGGGTTGAGCTTTTCGCGGATGGCTCGTTCGGTCGGGCTTTCGAAATACTGCTTTGCCTGACGCGGACGGCCACCGCCACCCGGCTGGACAAACTGCCCGCTGGCATCGGTGTAGCCATGACGCACCCCGGCACCGTCCGGCCCATAGGTGTCGTAGGTGTTCCAGTATGATGCCGCCGCCGCCGTCTTTTCAGGATCGGGGGGGTCGGGTGCGCTGCTGCCGCCTTTGCCCATGCTATATCCACCTGCATTTCTCTCGGTACATCTTCAACACTATCAGGTCGCCGCCATCGTCAGCGGCAAACCGCACGACAGCCTCGCCCTCGAAGCCCAGCCGCGTCACAAGGCTCAGCGATGCACGGTTGCTGGCCGCCACGACGATGGTGATCGTCCGGCACTCAAGCTGCAGAAACGGGTACGAGAAGATCCCACGCAAGACGGCCTTATCGGCCCACCCGCTTTTCGGCTTGGCCCCGATCGACATTTCGACATTCACGCCGTTCCACCGCTCGTAGACCAGGCCAGCCACCAATTCGCCGCGCTTGATGACGCCGATCGCCGTCGATTGCGGGTTGATATGAAAGCCCGGTATGATGCTCGCGACCCACTGGATCACCTCACGGTCGGCGCCGTAGACCAGCGCGCCGTCGCGTTTCAGACCCCGGCCACCTCGATCGACACCAGTTGAGCCCATGCCGCCGTTACCTCCATCCTGATCTGATACACGCCACCGGCGGCATCGCTGCCGATCTCGTCAGTCACCGCGACATATTCATTCATGCCCGGCGCTTCCTCCGGTGTGATCGTCACGGTCTGCCACGACTCGTCCAGATCGACGGTTGTCTCGTCGTGATCGGTCAGCACCGCCAGCCGCATTGTCAGCGCGCCGGCTGCGCGCAACGTGGGCCGCACATAGGTCAGGCCTTGGTAGGGCAGTTGCAGCCATCCCGTGCGCAGCACCGCCTTCATGGGCTCGCCTGCGCCGCGGGTGCGGGTGATGGTGCCAAGGCCGCCATCGGCCGTCGTGAACTCCGTGTGGCCCCCGAGATTGTGCCAGTGCTGGGCCGGGTAGCTGGCCTTTGACCACGCCTGTACGTCCGATGTGAAGATCCACTGCTCCGGTGTGCCATCGTACACCCGATTGACGACCACGAAAGACTGATCGGACGCCACATGAAGCTGCCAGTCACCGCCTTGTTCCACGGCGCGCAAAATGTCCTCGCGCACCGGGCGCGTGACCTGCGACACCATGGCCTGCGCGCCGCGGGCAATGGATTGCGCCATCGAAACGACGCCAACGCTGGTCATCACCCAAAGATCGGAGCCGACTTGCGTAAAAGCATACACGCCCAAAGGCGGGGCGACCTTGACGCGCCCGGCCAAGCGCCAATCGTCGGCATCGCCGGGGTCGAGCCCTTCATAGATCACCATGTCGCCCGTCGTGGTGAAGATCGCCAGCACGTCGTTCATGCCGTGGCCTGCGTCCACAGTGAGCGACTGCAGCGCGACCACTTGCCCGGTGATGTTGCCGAGACGGTCGAGGGGGAACCGGGTCAATTCGCCCGTCACCGCGCCCACGTCGCCATAGTAGAATTCCAGCGTTTTCCCGATCCGCCAGAAATAGGGCCGGTCGTGATGCGCGATCACGCCATCGAACTGATCCTGCGTGATTCCGGTTGTCGTCGTGAATTCGGACTCGGTAAAGGTCTGGCCATCAAACCGCAGCGGTGCGCCGCGCCCGTCCGCGATAAGCGCCTGACTGCTGAGATAGCCAACGGTGGCGTCCCTGCCGAACGTCCGCGCGAATGATGCTTCCGCGCCGCGCGCGCCAGTGCTGGTGAGCTCGATATAAACAGAGGATGACCCAAACTCGAAGGGCAGCCGTTTCAATACGTCTGACGACGCGGGGGTGAGTGTGTTGGCCGGTTGGGTTTCGAGCAACGCGCCATTGGTTCGCCAATTCGCCATCTCCCCTGCATATTGCGCCGACATTTCTCCGTCGCGCGCTTCTGAAAACACCCCTTTGAGCGGCAAAGGCAACATCATCTCGCGAGCGAACCCGCGCGCGCCGCCTTGTGCGCGCTGCTGCCGTGCCTGCTGCCTGCGTCTGATCTGGCTCATGTCCGTATCATCCAGTTGACCACCACAGCCGGCGGGATAACGTCAATCGGATTGCCAGCCCCGGTATCGTTTACGCTGATGCCCGTCGTCGCTTGCCCCGTGCTGCCATCCGAGATTGTTGCTGGCTCGATCGTCAGGTCGGACCCCGCGCTGCTCGTTTCCCCAACAGCATCAAAGGCGGCGACCGTTGCGCCGGTGCCGCTCGCGACCTCCTGTGATCCTGCCGTCTGGTCGGTGTGGACGTGCCCGGCATCGGTGATTGTGTGCGTGTGCGTGGTCTCGCTGAAATCATGCGTGTGCCCGGGGTCGGTGATGTCATGGCCGTGCGCTGGCAGTTGGTCGACGGTCAGGTTGACCGAGGCTGCGCCGACAAGCGCGGCCAGCTCGAACCCCGTGCCGCCACCGCGCCCCATGACCGTGCGGCCGCGCAGGTCGGGCAGATTGAACTCATCATCGGTCGCGCCGTAGGTCTCGCCCAGGATCGAAAACAGGGTCGGGTAATCGGCTTTGGACAGCGCGCGGCCGTCGCACATCTCCCACCCTCCACCGGGGGCTTCAATGGCCAGCGTGGGCATGAGCGACCCGGGCGGCGGCACGGCCTGCCGGACCAGACCGAGCACGTTCGCGAAGTTGTCTCGCTGGGTGTCGTAGGTCCGCGTTCGGCGCCGGTTGACCACCGTCTCGGGGATCCTGACCTCGGCCATCAGCTCACAATCCAGGTATTGCCCGAACCGCTGGTATCGAGCGGCCATGTCTCCCAATGATCGTCGGCATTGCCCAGCCGGAAGCCGCGCGCTCCACCGGCGTCCTCGGCCACCTTGTTGGCCACCTCGTCCTCGTATTCCGCCGCGCGCTCCGCGAATGGAAACCCCATCGCCCGCTGCAAGTGCCAGGTCATCCCCAGCGAAAGAAGGTGATCGTCCTCGAACACGGGGCGATCAGTGTCGGCGGTGAAATACGGACGCCGCACCTCGGGCAACGGCTGAACTGCTGAATTCGGGTTGAGGCGTTTCAGCACTTCCTCGGGCTCTTGCGGGTACTGGCCGACATCGTAACCGTCATCGTCGGCGTATTCGAGATCCAGAGGCGCCGGCCTGGTTACAAGGGAATCGTCCTCGAGCTTGAGGTGGCCATCGCGCGGCACCACGGGGGCATTGGTTTGCAAGGGCGATGTCAACAGGTTGTAATCCCCCGCCTGAATGGTCGAGACCACGGGATACCGGCTGATGTATTCGATCACGATCAGCTCGGCATGATCCGGGGTCGGGTCCACCCACAGCACGTTGTTCTTGATCCGCCAGCCATGCGGCGTCACTGCGGCGCTGCCGCCGTAGATCCACCAGGCCCACATCTGCGGCGTGGCCGGGCCGACAAGGCCAATGGGCCAGCCGTTGCGCTGCTCGGTTCCGGGGATCATGCGCAGGAAGTCAGGCGGCAGGGAATAGGCGTAGCGCCCCGGCTGAAAGGCGAACACCCATGTCGAGTGCATTTCGCTCATGCCCTGCCAGCGTGACCGGCGCAGATAGTCGCGCATCACGTCATGCGCGGCGCTGCGCAGGATCTTGGCAACACGGGTGTTGGTGTCGAACAGGGTGATGGGCGCGGGGGCCGTGGCGTCTCGCTCTGCCGCCTCTTGTGCGATCTGCAGTATCGTGCGCGCCATGACGCCCCCTTGCCTCAGTCTGCGAGCGGATCGGCGTCGTTGTCGCCCAGATCGTCGCCGCCGGTCACAACGTCGCCACCACCCATGAAGTCGTCATTCTTGGGCAATTCGGCCGGCAGCGAGTCCTGCGATGCCACAGCCACCGGATTGGCCGCCGATCGGCCACCCGGGCTGGCCCCGCCGGATCGACGCAGCACGTCGTTCTCGGTTGACAGCCGCATGTTGTGTTCTTCCAGCTTCTTGAGCCGTTCCTCCATTGACTTGAGGGCTGCCTCGGCCTTGGTTTCAGTTTCGGCGGCGAGGATCACGTCGCTGGATTCCTCCTTGTTCGCGATCCACTTGCGGGCAATCTTGACGGCGCGCGACACGTCCATGCCGAGCTGGCCAGCCTGATCGTCCGAGATCGAGGTCAGGTCTTCGATGCAGCGAAGTCCGTGAACCTCGAGAAGCGCGATTTGCGAGCGCGACACGCCCGGCAGCTCCGACAGAGGCGTGCCGTAATCGGGAACGTCCTCGAACTGCGTGAACAGCGCCCACTCCTGCGGGTGCTGTGCTGCGGCCTGTTCGGGGGTGATGTATGAATGCGAGACGGTCAGCCGGTCGCCCAGCGGCTGCTTGGCGATGCAAAGACGGTGCTCGATCTTGCCGTGGGTCTCGGGGTTTTTTGAGCGGATGCGAACGGGTGTGTAAAAGAAGCCCTTGCGAACGCCGCCTTCGGAATTCACGACGCTCATATGGCTGGAAAGGTCGGCTGCGGTCAGATCGCGCGATTGTGCAGTGTTTTGCATGTGTCTGGTCCCTGGGGTCAAAAGGTGCGGCAGGGCGGCACGTGGCCGCCCCGCGCGAGGATCAATCCGTGAGGATGCCGCAGAGATTGCGGTTCTCAATGATGAAGTTGCCCATCCCGGCCATGATGATCGTGTCCGAGTCCTCGGTCAGAGGCCGGCGCGGACCACCCAGCACCACGTTGTTCCGCTTCTTGTGCATGATCAGCTCAATGCTATCCATGTTCAGGAACTTCATGCCGACCGGGGCGTAACCACCCTGGCCACCATCCGCGACGACGGGCGTGGTCTCGAACATGATGTTCGTGAAGCCCCCCGAAGCGAGGTTCTTGTCCATGAAACGCTGCTGAGCCTGCAGTGCCTGCGAATACACCGAGTAGTAGCTGTTGTCCGACACGATCAGGTTCACCTTGTCGGTGCCACGGCAGGTCTCGAGGTACAGATCGAGCATGTCGCCGTAGATCGAGCCCGTGGTCGCCCCGCCGGTGGCGTTGCGCTGGTTGTCCCACCACTCGTAGGTGGTCGAGTTGATGCCGCCCACGGTTGCGCCGGAGGTTGCCGACACGAGAAGCGCCATGCCCCCGAACTCCTTGCCGGAGTACGTGGTCCCGTCACCGTGCGCCGCAAGGTGCATCTGGTTCTGGATGGTCTTTTCGGCGTGCATGGTGCGGGCGCGCATCATGTTGATGACCTGCTCCTGCCCATCGTTCTGCATCATCTCCAGACCGGAGATCGACACGCCGCACGCATACTGCTTCCAAGGGAATTCGGCGCTGGTCAGGATTTCCTGCCCGGCGACGTTCAGACCCTCGCGGCCCTGATACCACTGGAAGTTGGCGTTTCTTCGCCCACCATGATCGGCGTGGTGATGGTGCGACCGCCGCCAATCGTGCGCAGCTTGCGCCGGCGGCGCAGCTCGTAGATGAAGATGTTGTTGCGGGACACAGCATCGGCAATGTTCTTGCGACGGTGCGCAAGCGTGGTCGTCATCACCTCGCCCCAATTTGGATTCGCCATGGCTTATCTCCTGTATGGCAAATCCCGCATCGTTACTGACCCTGCTGTGAAGCGATGGCGGCCTTGATGACCGAATCCAGATCGCCGCTGCCCGATGCGGGTTGACGGGTGGCGCTTTGGCCCGTTCCGTCGATATTGCTGCTGGCCTGCTTTGCACGCTGCGCGGCGGCCGCCCTTTTGTCCGTCTTTTCTACCACCGGCGTTTCAGCCTGTGCGGCGGGAGTGACGCCAAACTGTTGCTTCATCTCGGAAACTGTGTGGTCGTAGATGCGCGAAAGGTCATCGACCGTAATCGGCTGGCCCGTCTGCTGGCGATGCGCCCTGGCGTTTTCCACGATCTGAGGCTCGAGCGCGCGGAACAACGGGCGCTTGGCCTGGCCGGTTGCCGGGTCGCGTTCGTTTACAAACTGAGCGAGCGCGGCTTGGGCCTGCTGCGCCTGCTGGCGCTCGGGCACATCAGGGCCAAAGCTCGGACCCGTCTGCTGGTTTCGCTGCGCCTCTTTCAGCTTCCGGTTTTCTTCCTTGAGCGCCTTGACCTGCGGATCCTCGAACAGATCATCGTCGCCGCCGGCGTCGTCATCCTCGGCGTCGGCTTTCACCACCTTGTATCCGAGGTGGCTTGCGGCCGCGTTGAAAACGTCTATCACCTTGTCCGGGCTTGCTGCCATATCGGTGGCTGCCCAGGCAATGTATTCGTCGGGCTTCTGCTGGGCGAACTGAGCCAGGTCAGCCAACCGGCTGGCAACTTGGGCCGGGTTTGCCCCGAACCGCTCCATCTCGCCCTGCATGAATTCCGTGCGGAAAGGGGCCATGGCCGCGTCGGCGTCCGACAGGCGGCGCGTCATCTCGGTCCGCTGCTTCTCCGGCACCTCCTTCGAGAAGATCCTCGACGGGCGCGGCGGTCAGGTCTTTCGGCTCACTCTTGTCCGCGTCTTCGTC